CGTCACTTCTCATATTACACACCCTCCAAATTAATAAGTGCATGAGTTTCAGGAAGAGAAACTTCAAGACCTGCTTCTGTAAGAATCATGTCTTTACGTAAATCTTCGTCAGCTTGTTGCACATTAGTTGTGATTGAAGTATCTCGGTTTACACCGTTACCAACAAGAGGTCTGTATGATACATGGTCTAAATCAACTAATTGCATAAATCCTGCTGCAAAACCTCTAAATAAAGGTTCTTTTACAAGAGTTATATCACCATGAATTGTGTCAACTTTAGTTACCATATGTCCAAACGCACCTTTACTTGCATTGTGATTATATGCCGCACCACTTGAATTAAGTAATGAACCATCAATAAAACCACCATCACCAACTTTATTAAAGTGTGATATTACAGGTAATGAAGCTAATGCTAATTTAGAAGAGCTTCCACCCCTTGCAGGGTCAAAAATTACTTCAAAATCAGAAAGCATATCATCGTATGACCATTCAGCTGCAGTATTAGATTTGTAATATGGTTTACCTTCATTATATGATAATGCAGTACCATCATTTACTATGTTTCCATAACCTTCAGCTATAGTACTTCCTACTATACCACTTGTATACTGAATACCGCCAGCACTACCTTTTTGTCCAAAAAGCATTGCTCTTTCAATGTCAACTTTATGTTCTCTTAATTTAAGATTCCATATTCTTGCCCATTCATCTTCATAACCACGATATACTGTTGCTCTAGCTGTATTAGACATTTCACAAGCTGTTTTAAAGATTTGAGTAAACCCATAATCGTTATCTAGCTTTTGAGACCATACATCTGGCGCACCAGAACCTTGTTCAAATGATGTACCAATTACAGTACATTTTGAGTTATCAGCAACAGCAAGAGTACTTGTAGTACCAGTATGTGATATTACAGTACAAGTAACTGAAGTTTGTATTGCGCTTGACGAATTGTCTACACTGTTTATTCTAACATTTGCTGTTGTTGGAACACTATCGCCATCAACATCACCAATTGCAACAACCATTCCAGGTATTAACCAATCAACACCATCACCACCTGAAGTGTCAAACACTAAAGTGTCGTCACTACCTTCAGCAACCATAGTTACTCCTCCTTTAAGAAGGAAGCTTCTATCTGTTATTGATATTTTTGTTCTATCTTCCAAGAATCGGAATTGACTATCCGATGTTGGAACTTTTCCTACTTTTGACAAATATACAAAAAATGGAGACTCTTCTGGGCTTAACTCTGCAACTCTATCACTAAAGTCATACAGTCTTCTTGATGGTATTGTACTATCAATTACCGCACCAGGAGTACCAAATTTTACTTGTCCACTATTATAAGTAGCCATTATTTCTCCTTGTTATACATTTTACGTTTACAATACATTCGTACGACTACCAGCTTTTGTAATAGCATCCCACATAGTGTCATTATCAGACTTAGGTGTAGCAGGAGGTTGCCCCTGCAATACTCCACCTTGTGCTGGAGTTCCTTGTGTTTGACGTATTCCATCTAATGGTTTTTCTATTGGTTGTCCGCTGGCATCAGACTCAGCTACTGCTCTCCACATTTTAATAGCGCCATCAACACCATACTCAGCAGGATTATTAGATGCGAAATTCATAAAAGAGTCTACTTCTTCTGGGGCTAACCCTCTTTGTTGTAGTTCGGTCTTTAATTGCATTTCACCTTGATTTCTTTGTAATCCTTGCATTTGTTGGTTGACTGCTCCATTTATAGAGTCTTGTAACTCTTGTTGTCTGAATATGTACGATTTAGACTGCGGGTCATTATAGGCTTCCCATGGGTCAAATTCATCTTTTTCTAAAACAACTCTTTCAGGTGCTTGTGGTTGACCTTGACCTTGAATCATTCCTGCTACTGCATTTGTGATGTCTGGTCTAGATTCCAATAATTGACCTATTTTTTCATATTGCTTTAGTTTAGAGTTTTCCGCTGCTAGTTTATCCTTTTCACTTTGGAAGTATTTTGCTTGGTCTTCCCAGTTGCCAGAACTCTCTTGCGTTTCACCATTACTGTCTTGCCCTACATTATCAACGGGTTGACCTTCAAGATTTCCGTCTTCATATGCGTTATCCATTTACTGATTTCCTTTCTGCAATTTCTTTTATCTTTATTGAGTTTGACTAGGTTCTTCTTTTACTAATCTCTCAGATTCAAGTTTAACTGCATCTTTTAACCTACTTGTAGCCAACTTTGTTTGTGCCTTAGACTCATATTTCTGTTCGGCAAGTTGACCTTTAAATTTTTCTACTTCTGTTCTTTTTCTTGAAGAGACCGCTTCTCTTTCAGCAGTTTGTAAATCTCCACCAAGTTTTTTAATTTGTTCTTGTGCTTGCTGTAACATACCTTGTAATTTATTAATATCGTCTGTTCTTTGCAATACACCTTGTTTATCAAAAATTTCTGTTTTCTTTAATGCTTCTGTTCTATCAATTAAACCAGCTTGATAAGCTTCCATATATAATTGGAACTCTCCATATTTATTTGAAGGTAATGTTGAACCTCCTAATATACGTATATCAAACTGACCTATAGTTATGTCATTTTCAATTTTTTGTAATTCTTGTGACTTATCATCGTAAATTCTTCTATTAACCGTAAATTCATTAATATCATTATTAGCTTGAACAATTCTAAAAGTTTTCTTAAACCTATAATGTTGTCTACTCATACTGTAAATAACTTGACCTAATCTTTTCATTGAACCTTCAATATCTCTTAATTTAGATTGTGAACGTCTTTGTCCAACATTTTCCATCATCATAGTAGCTGAATAAGTTCTAGGTGCTGCATCTGCGTTTCCTTGCATCATTTCAAATATACCTATATTTAAGTCAATATAACCTTCAATCATTTTAGGTAATGACAATATACTACCTGCTAATGGTTGTGGTGAAGGAAAATGCGGCTCCCCAAAAGACGGGTCATATTCGATAGTAGCATTAGGATTAGCCCAATCTCGCTCTAGCTCTTCTATATCACTAACACTACCTTGGGGAACTAAAAGCTTCAAACCTGCAGAAGCTTGTGCGTGTGATGTAATGAGGGATACTGTCTTGTTGAGGAACCTTTGAAATGCTTTATTTTTTCTAACATCACTCATTGGATATGGAGTATTAGTCCAAATATTAGGCACAGGAACAATTGGATAAATATCTGTATCACATATCATTTCATATAATACTATTTGACCAACTGTACATGTTAACTTTATTCTTGGTTGAGTAACTTCTACAAAATCAATTAAACCTTTTTGTATTGCGTTAGCAAAATCTTTATCTTCTGACATTTTCATAAATTGCTCTTGGGTCATAATTCTTTCATCACCACTTCTAGCATCTACAACTCTGTAGTATGGAACTCTTACTTTCTTGTAATGTTCAAGAAGTCTATACTTTTGTATATCAAATTCTTTATCTTTTGTGTTATCTGGCGTAAAACTTTGCATAGTCGTTCTATTAGTCGCATCAGGATAATCCTCCTCTTTGTTAAATGGTTCTATTTCATCTATTAATATTTTGTCTGAACCTTTTTCTATTGGCTGGCCCATTTGTGGATATAAATCAATTAATTGTTGTTTTGTTAATATTGTAGATACAATAACACCAGAAGCATCATCAAAATATTTATGTCTTGAATTTGGGTCAACATATACTCTGAATGGGTCTACATATGTGAATTTAACTTCACCACGACCAAAGTCTGCATCTTTATCTAAGTATGCATAAAAGTATCCTAAGCCTGTAACAGCATAATCATGTACTACTTGTTTAAATACTTCATCACCATCAGACTTATCCCAAACATATTCTAAGATAGTCTTCCATACATTAGCTAATCTATTGTCAGAGTCTTCTCTGCCTATAGCGCTAAATTTAGGTTTTTTAGATGTGACGATAGCTTTGAACTGCTCAATAGCAGCATAAAGCCTATCCATAGGCATTGATGATTGGTTTCTGGAATCTAATTCGTCTAATTCGTTTTGACTAAAATGATTACCTAAATAAAAATCAATATCTTCTCTAGCGGCTACATCCCAGTCTTGTCTGGCATCTTTCCACTTATCAAACAATTCCTGTATTTCTTTTACCCTTAAATCTTTTTCTATCATAGTTTATAATATAACACTACTTTCTTGCTCCAGTCAACCAATTATATGCTTTTTTGGGCCTTGACCATACCCCAGCTTTATTTTTTGTTTTTTTCTTTAGTTTTGGCTGCCCTTTTGCATATTGAGTTGCAAGCCAAAATGCATCTATAGTATCATCATGACTTCCTTTTGGAAAATCAAGCAATTCACCTATAAATTCATGCATTTCTTTTTTTATATGTACAGCTCCAGCTTTAAACATTGGTTGAAGGCCTTCAAATAGCCTATCCTTTTTCTTTTGATTGTAATTTTTAATTCCTTTTTCAATACCTGGTAAAAACATTCCTTCTTTTTTGCTTCTTTTCATAACATAATCTCTTAACATTTCTTGGTAAGCAATTGTTTCTATATTAATTCTTCTTATTGGTTTGTATCGTTTAGTGATTTCAAATATCTTGTCTGCACAGTCCATCGGAAGAACTCGCTCCCTCCAATATTCAATAACATAGTAATCATAACTGTCAGTAACGCCAATAACCATAATAACACTATAATCGTTCCTAACGCCAACCGTTGAAGCAGGGTCAACACCAATATAGATATTGACAAATTCTTTTCTCCCGTCATCCAACTTAATATACCATGAGTCGTATTCTTCATCAAATCTAGCATAACCTTTATATTGCGCATTATTAATATCCTCTTCACTAAAAATTTGGTCTTCAGGTGATTTAGCTTGGTTCATGTATTCTTGATAAAACTTAGCTGGTGTACCTGAATCTATGTAAAACTGTTTACGTTCTTCTAATTTTTTTATTGGCCACCTAGAAGGCCATATAGGTTGCCCATCTTCTAAAGCTTTTTTAGTATAGACATCCCAAGCAAACTGTTCTCCAGTTTTTATGCACTCAGAATGTTTGGTTACTAATCCATTTAAAAAACTATCATAATGTACAATTGTACCATTACACCATAAAAATCCTTTTTTATCAAAATCAATCGCTGGATATACAGCAGCAGTAACCCATTCTTTAATTTGTCTTCTAGAATCAGGAGTTTTTGTATTTAGCTCTGATTCAAAGTCATCTAGTATAATTCCAGTATATCTTGTTGAATTTTGTTTTTTACCCCTTAATCTTTGAGATGTACCTTTACCAATCATTCTGCAGCCATTTTTTAAAGTAAACTCTGATTTAGTCCATTTATCTCCTTCTAAATCTCCAAAATAATAATGTATAGCAGGATTACTATAAATATGATTTTGTATCCATCCTATATTATCTGTAGCTTGGTCTTGCGCTTCACCAATCCATGCAATAAATTGTGGGTCATCTTTTGTTGCAAATAAAAATTTATATAATACTGCAGTAGCTGCTAATGTAGATTTTGCATGGTCACGAGGTAAAACAAGGGCTAATTGTTGTTTTTTTTCATCAATAAGCATTTTACCTACGTCTCTATGAAAATCAGGAGTTGCTGAAGCTAAAAAATCTTGAGGGCTAAATAATTTGCCAAATGTAATTAAATCATTGTAAGCCATTTGAAGAGTTTCTTCATTTTTACTTACATTACCATTAAGATTTAAATTTGCCATTAATTAATATTTTTGCCTTGCGGGCGGGTCTACAGTATAGTCTAAACCATAATCTACAATTTCTTGTAATAATTTGTTTGAAACTGTTGATTCAGGGTTTTGTATTAATCCAGAAATAATATCACCATATTTTTTTTGTTGTTTTACGCCAAAATCTGGTAAAACAGCACTCATATTATTTATTAAATCTGCCATAACACTTTTTGAGGTATAACCTCTTTTTAATCCTCTTAACTCATTAAATAGTCCCGCTAATATTGTTGGGAATGTTCCTTCTTGTTGTTGAGATAATGTTTGACCGTAAAAATGAGTTAATGCGTCTTTATCAGTTTCTGTTAATTGTATTTCAGGAAATCTTTCGTCAAAGTTGTTTAAAAAAAATTTTTCTACATCAGAAGCTAGTTTTTCAATATTACTTATTTTATTTTCACCAAAAACATAAGATGCTGCATTTTTTAGTTGTTCAGTAGATGGCATTTTAAAAATCTTTTAATAATTCAAAATGAGGAAAATCATCAAAATTATTATCATCTACCTCAAAATTTTTGTTCCAGTCGCCTCCCCAACGTATATTTATTTCCATAGACTGAGCAATACCCAAGACAAAGCCAGCAAAAAGGTGGAAACGCTCTCTATCATTCCAATCAATAGGATAGGGAACAACATCAGCAGCATTACTAGGACTAGCGTTATGACGACCTTTTGGGTATTTAACTTTTGTTTTTCCCTCTTCATATAGTTTATTCTGCCTTTCCTTGCTTCGATGGCCTTCAATAACAGAACAATCAACATGTTTTATAACTTCATTAAATAAATCTTGTAAATCTTCATGACATGTTGAAAGATTTTTTCTTGACCTACTTCCAAATTTAGGCATCACTTCTCCTCGTTTTTATAATTACACTTAAAATTTTTAGGTGTATGTGCTAGTTTTTCTAAAAAATTAAGGCGTTTTTCCATTTCACCTACTTTTTTATCTAATTCGTTATCATCAAATACATAAGACATAATTTTGTCTAACTTAAAATGTTTAACCATTTGATTAGCAACTGTGTTTATAAGCATTTTAGGTATTATCATTTTTAAAATAAACAGTTACTGTTCATTCATAAGTGCTTCAATTAACCCTTCTCGGGCAGTAGAAGAAGCTTTAGTAGCAGGTTTTAAACCACGCATACTAGCAATTGTTTTTAATAACGTTTTAATTCCTTGGTCTCTATTTAATAAATTTATATCATCTCTAGCAGCCAAAGTTACCATTGGTGAAATTCCAGGTGGTAAAGCCGCTTTTCCAGCTGCAGTTCCTATAGGTGCAAGTGATTTAAGAAGAGCACCAACCAAATCTTCTGGTTGTACATCTCTTATTGCATCAACATATTTGTTGCCACTAAACATAGGTTCTACACTTTGACCTGAATAATCTGTGTCAAAGTCAAAATCTCCTGGCATTATATCTATATCTCCTGGACTAGGAAAGTATCCGCCTGTGTCTGATGGTATTGTTGAAGTTGCATTTCTTGGCATCATTGAATTTGCATTTCTATTTTTATATAAATTTCTAACAATTCTTAGTATTTCTGGCTCGTTAGGGTTATCTATCATCGACATTATTCTATCTCCATTAATAATTCTTCTAATCTGTTAAATCTGTCATCAAGCTTAGTTTCTATTTTTGCTACGCCAATTTTTAAATCAACAATAGAGTTTTCGTTTATTTTGACTCTCTTGACAGTGTTATTGTGTTTTTCTTCAATATTTTCCATTTTATTAGAGCTAGTACCATATGACACTGCAGCTCCTATTAAAAGTGTTACAATTGTAATAAGTGAACCTAATGATATTTTTTTATCTATCATATTAGCAGTTCCATTTTTTTAATGATTTGTTTATTCTGCTATTTGGGTCATTAGCAGTCTTTGAACTTGTTAATTTCTTTTTCATACCCGTCATTCTAGCACAAAACGATAAACGCCTTTTTGCAGCTTCACTTCCTTTTTTTAATTTAGAAGGTTTTATAGTAACTGCTTTCTTTAAATCAGAACCAGGATTTTCAGCTTTATAGGAATCAACACCTGTTTGATTTAAACCACCTTTAGGGTCTTTACCTTCTTTTCGTTGCCAAGCTGGTGTTTTTCCACCATCTTTAAAATTTAATTTATTTCTATCTCTTGCATCCCTAACTGGAATATTTTTATATGCTATGTCCATTTTTCAACTCATTTATTAATCTTTATGCTTGTCCACCTTCTGTTTCACTACCATAAATATACAAAATATTATCGTCTAAATCAAACTCTGAATAACAAGTAGGGCATTTCCATGAGTCTATATCACCATTTTTCTCTATAACACCTATTCTTTTGCTTGCTAACTCATCATAATATAAGTTTTCTTCGCAAACTGGACAAGGGTCATAATTAGTTTTTATTTCACTTTTTTTCTTTATGTGCAAGTACTTTGGTTTGCTCACCTTTAATAGCCTCCAATTGTTCTGGGCTAAATCCAGCCCATACAGTTAATTCTTCTTTTTTCTGTTCTGTGTTAAATAAACCAGACATTTTAGCTAAAGCATCTAAACTTCTAAGCCTATCTTGGTCTCTTTCAGAAACATCAGCTATATCTTTATATTTTTGTATAATATATTCAGGCGTAACACCTTCTTCCTTTAAAATCAAGGAAATTTCTTCTTTTACCATTTGCATTACCTTTTTTTGTTGTAATAATTTATTTGCAGCATTTCTAATATATTGCTTATCATTGGCTTTTGGGTACACTCTACTGTATGCTTCCTCCATATCTATCCCTGCCGCTACATATTTAGCGAATAATAGCTTTTTAGATGATAATTTTGTAGAGCGAATATTTTTAATTGACTCATAATTGCCTGAAAACGTATATATATTCTCTGCAACGCCATTTTCGCCTAATATCTCTGCATTTTTCTGTTCACATACAAAACTACCACATATTGTGCGCACACATTTGCGCTTTTTATCAGTTCCTGGCACAGAAATGTAA